CGGAAACCTCGACAAACGAGAAAAAACCTCGCCCCAGGTAGGGGAGAAGCAGTTCAAACCTCCAACCGTTTCAACGTTGATGCAGTTGGAGATGAAAATGCCCAAACATACCGTAGTACATTTTACAGGCAAGTAAGGCGGCCATTGGGCCGAGAGTAAAGAGACGAATTTTCCTATGGGCTACTTTATCAGCATCCCGAGGTTCGTCCTTCAAACAAGTCTTATAGACAACTCCGGTGCGCCTGCCTTGAGACGCTTCCGAAATCATCCATTCAACCCGCTCTTTGAGCTCCTTAGTTGGAGCGAGTCCGTCAGGACTCTGATCCGAGGGAGCTGTAATCAGGTGGTCATACTTCTTTCCTCCATCCGGCCACCCAGCAGACGTGCTACGGGGGATCGACCCAATGAAAGGAGAGAACCTGCTACCGTTGATAGCGGTGTACAGGTCGACTACCTGGTCACGGGAGAAGTCAACGGCGGAAATCTTTGAAACAAAATGTTGAATCGCGAGGTCCATTGACTCTGGAGAAATCCCCGTGACAGGAGAGCCCATCTCAAGGAGAGCGTTCTTCTCGGGAGACACGTACTTAGAGTCAATGTAAACCGGAGAGAACTGGGGAGCCACGAGGTTGTGGTAGTACTCAGGGGGGAAGATCTCAAACAAAATCTTCCTCAGAGGCATGTCCACGACCTTCGTTTTCGGCTTTCTGGTGATAGCCGTTCCGAAGGAACCTCGAAAGTGCATGCCGCCCATTTCCGAGGGGGTCAACCAGAACACATGGTTCCGAGAGGAACCCTCCGGCGTAACATGGGTAGCGAGGTCGGAGTTATCCGAAACTCCTACGCTGGAAGTGGCAACCCAAGACTTGCGAGTACTGAGTGCGAGAATTCCAGCGTTCAAGGACTCCATGGATAATGGAGCAAATGCTGTGCTCTGATGTTGCAAGTTGGCAGCGCAGTTAATGGCTGCCAGACTCATCTGAGATCCAATGTTAAGCACCAAAGGGCTCCCACACTGGCCGTGGAACGGGTCAGAAGATCCTTTTCCAACGAGAGCATGAACATCGTAAAGAGTTCCATCAGGGTTACGTACTTTGATTGTTCCGTGAACCCCTGCAAAAGAGCTCTCCACGAGGCTACGATACCCTTCACGAGAATAAAAGACATTAAAGCCTACGACCTTCTGCATCTCGCCAACATATTGCGCCTTCACAGGGATCACGTTAGTGATATCCTTGAAAGCGGAAATGTCAGCAAGCACAATAAGTCCCACGTCGTTCCCCAGATGGGTAACTACGTTGGTTCCTCCTCGCATAGAGAATATCTGCTCAAGGAACCACTCCCCTTCCTTCACCCGATGATAAAGAACAGAGAGAGTGGTTCGTGGGTCCAACATGTGTCGGAGAGAATGCCAAACGCCTACTGCGTACTGATCTTTCACGCCCGTAAGATGGGTCCGAATAGGCTCTTCCCCTACAGGCGTAATGACCACCTCGATAACGTTACGAGTTAGTCTGTTCAACATCGAACTCTTGGGCATCGACGAACCTTTCCCGAGATGGTAAAAACCTTTGGGAGTTGTCCATGGATTACCCGAAAAATCCGAATCGATAGGAG